CTATGCATTATTCTGTAGGTCAAGAAGTCTATGGTGGTCACATAATATCACATATACTTTTTGAAGATTCAGACAATTCTTATAATATACATATAAAGAAAAACAATGAGGTATTGCCATGGAAGAAATTTAATTCTAACATGGCTATATCTGTTGAGTATGATCTTAAATATTAATGAAAAGTTTATATGATTTCATAGTAGAACCAGTTGGTGACACTTATGATAACAAAATAAAGCTTGGTGATGTTGAAATAATATTAAACACAAAAATAGAAAGCTATAAATTTGTTAATAATATTGCTAAAGTTATAGAAGTACCATTAGCTTTTAAAACTTTTGTTAAAAAAGGTGATTTAATATTAATACATCATAATGTTTTTAGAACTTTTTATGATGTAAAAGGTGTTAAGAAAAAATCAAGATCGTATTTTAAAGATAACAAATATTTTTGTTCGTTGGATCAAGTATATTTATACAAACGAAACGACAAGTGGAACTCTATAAATGATAGATGTTTCATACAACCATTAAAGAGTAATGATAAGTTTAAGGTTGAAAAAGAACAAAGTCTTATTGGTATATTAAAAATAGGTAATAGTTCGTTAGACGCGCTAGGAATTAATGAAGGGGACACCGTGGGCTACACTCCTAATGGTGAGTATGACTTTATAGTTGACGAGAAGCGTTTATATTGTATGAAATCAAATGATATTGTAATTAAGTATGGAAATCAAAAAAACCAAACAGAGTATAATCCTAGCTGGGCGAGCAGCAGTTGAAGAATTAATCAAGGTAGCTAAAGAGCCTATACTAGGTTCAAATGAAGATTTATCAGCTGATAGATTAAAGAACGCAGCAGCAACTAAAAAGCTAGCTATATTTGATGCTTTTGAAATACTTAATCGCATTGAAGAAGAAAAGAATATGTTAGAAGAAAAACCAAAAGAAGTCAAAAAAGAAATTACGTTTCGTGGCTTTGCTGAAGGAAGATCTAAATAATGTACGAACAAACTTTATATAAGGTATTACCCAATCACATTAAGCCTAAGATTCTTAAACAGATGAATAGGTATAAAAAATGGGAGTATGGATATAACGAAGATCATGATATGATTGTTATATCTAAAACTGGAGAGATAGGTGAAATATATGAGATTCAAAATCTTAAGATAGCTTTACCTAAGCAAACAGAGGTTCATGTTTTTGAAAACGATAAGTGGACAAGAACTGAAATACCCAAAGTATTAAAGAAAATAAAAACCGTGTTCGACTGGAGAGAATATCCTGAGGACTTTAAAGAACTATGGTATGACTACATCGATGAAGAATTTAAAAGACGTGAAGAAGGTTTCTGGTATATTAACCAAGGTAAGCCTACTTATATTACTGGTACTCACTATATGTACTTGCAGTGGTCCAAGATTGATGTTGGGAAACCAGACTTTCGAGAATCCAATCGTATCTTTTACTTATTCTGGGCCGCAGTATATGCAGATGCCAGGTGTTATGGTATGTGCTATCTCAAGAACAGACGTTCGGGTTTCTCGTTTATGGCATCAGGGGAGTGTGTTAACATGGCGACCATATCAACCGACGCACGTTTTGGGATTTTGTCCAAATCTGGCGCCGATGCTAAGAAGATGTTCACGGATAAGGTGGTACCGATATCCGTTAATTACCCATTCTTTTTCAAGCCCATCCAGGACGGAATGGACCGTCCCAAGACCGAACTGGCCTACAGAGTCCCAGCCAGTAAGTTTACCAGAAGAAGTATCGTCAAAACCAGTAGTGAAGCCGGTATCGAAGCCATCTCGGGTTTGGATACGACCATCGATTGGAAGAACACCGGCGATAACGCCTACGATGGGGAGAAACTCAAACTCCTCGTCCACGATGAATCGGGGAAATGGGAGCGTCCCAACAACATCCTCAACAATTGGCGTGTCACGAAAACCACCCTTCGATTAGGTAGCAAAGTTATTGGAAAGTGTATGATGGGATCAACGTCAAACGCTTTAGATAAAGGAGGTGCTAATTTCAAAAAACTATACTATGACTCTGATGTCACGAAAAGAAACTCCAATGGACAGACTCGTTCAGGACTCTATTCTTTGTTCATACCTATGGAATGGAACTACGAAGGATACATTGATTCTTATGGCGTACCTGTATTCGACACACCAAAGAAAGCTACCGAAGATCCGCATGGAACGCCTATAAAAATAGGGGTAATTGAATATTGGCAAAATGAAGTTGATGGTTTAAAAGGAGATCAAGATGGTTTAAATGAATTTTACAGACAGTTTCCAAGAACAGAAGAACACGCTTTTAGAGATGAAGCAAAATCATCTTTATTTAATCTAACTAAGATATACGAGCAAATAGATTGGAACGCAGATTCAAAGGTAAACAATACAGTAACTCAAGGAAACTTTCAATGGGTAAACGGGGTTAAAGATACCTCTGTTATTTTTACACCTAATTCAAGTGGAAGATTTTTTGTATCATGGATACCTTCATCTAGTTTGCAAAACAAACTTATAATAAAACATGGTGTTAAACACCCAGGCAACGAACATATGGGTGCTTTTGGTTGTGATAGCTATGATATATCAGGAACCGTAGACGGTAGAGGTTCAAACGGTGCTTTGCACGGTTTAACTAAATTTTCAATGGAAAATCATCCGCCTAATCATTTCTTTTTAGAATATATAGCTAGACCACAAACTGCTGAAATATTTTTTGAAGATGTTTTAATGGCTTGCATATTTTATGGCATGCCTATATTATGTGAAAATAACAAGCCAAGACTTTTATATTATTTTAAAAGACGAGGCTATAGAGGTTACTCAATGAATAGACCAGATAAGATATACAATAAATTATCTGTTACAGAAAGAGAAATAGGTGGAATACCTAATTCAAGTGAAGATATTAAACAAGCTCATGCTGCTGCTATAGAATCTTATATAGATGAGCATATAGGCTTAAAAGTTAATGGAAATTATGGAGACATGTATTTTCAAAGAACTCTAGAAGATTGGGCTAAGTTTAACATAAACAATAGAACAACTCATGATGCTTCTATAAGCTCGGGACTAGCTGTAATGGCTTGTAATAAAAATAAATATAGACCAAACCCTATAGTTGAAAGAAAAGTTTATGACCTAGGTATTAAAAAGTTTAACAACAAAGGATCAATGTCAAAAATAATTGAATAAATGAAGTCAAAAATATACACTAACTCTAACAGTGCCTTTCCTAGTCAGGTAGTACCTGAAGCGGAAAAGTCTTCTTTGGAATATGGAACACAAGTAGCTTCAGCTATTGAAACAGAGTGGTTCAACCAAGGTAGAACTAATGGTAATAGATTTGTTACTAGTTGGAACAATTATCATAACTTAAGATTATACGCTAGAGGTGAACAATCAGTGCAAAAATATAAAGATGAATTATCTATTAACGGTGATTTGTCTTATCTTAATTTAGACTGGAAACCAGTTCCGGTTATTTCTAAGTTTGTTGATATAGTTGTAAATGGAATTTCTAATAAAGATTTTCAAATAAAAGCATTTTCTCAAGATCCTTATTCAGTAAAAAAAAGAACTGATTACGCAACTGCTTTAGCGCAAGATATGTATGCTAAAGAAATGTTGGCTGATATGGAAAGCAAACTAGGTACTAATTTTCAAAGTTCTAATGTTCCTTTAAAAGAATTACCTGAGTCAGAAGAAGAATTAGAATTACATATGCAGCTTAGCTATAAACAAGCTATAGAGATTGCAGAAGAAGAAGCTATAACAACTACTTTAGCTAAAAATAAATGGGATTTAACAAAACGTAGAATAAATTATGATTTAGTTGTTTGTGGTATAGCTGCAACAAAAACATCATTTAATAAAGCTAACGGCATTGTTGTAGACTATGTAGATCCTGCGCATATAATATATTCTTATACTGAAGATCCTAATTTTCAAGATATATATTACGTTGGAGAAGTTAGATCGTTAACTATTCCTGAACTAAAAAAAGAATTTCCTAATATTTCACCTGAAGAACTGCAAAGAATTCAAGAGATGCCAGGTAACAGACAGTATATAACCGGTTGGGGTAATTATGATAACAACACTGTTCAGGTAATGTATTTTGAATATAAAACTTATCATGATCAAGTTTTTAAACTAAAACAAACAGATAATGGATTAGAAAAAATAATCCAAAAAACTGATATGTTTGATCCTCCAGAATCTGATACATTTAAAAAAGTTTCAAGAAGCATTGAAGTTCTATATAGTGGAGCAAAAGTACTAGGTACAAATACAATGCTTAAATGGGAGATTGCTGAAAACATGACTAGACCAATGGCTGATTCAACTAAGGTTGAAATGAACTATGCTATATGTGCTCCAAGAATGTACAAAGGTAGAATAGAATCAATAGTTAGCAAGATTACAGGTTTTGCTGATATGATACAGCTTACTCATTTAAAAATGCAACAAGTATTAGCTAGATTAGTTCCAGATGGTGTATTTTTAGACATGGATGGTTTAGCAGAGGTTGATTTAGGTAATGGTACAAATTATAATCCAGCAGAAGCATTAAACATGTATTTCCAAACTGGTTCTATAGTTGGTAGATCTTTAACGCAGGACGGTGATTTAAATAGAGGTAAAATACCTATACAGGAATTATCATCTTCGTCAGGTGGCGCTAAGTTACAAAGTCTTATACAAACTTATCAATATTATTTACAAATGATAAGAGACGTTACAGGGCTTAATGAAGCTCGCGATGGTAGCTTACCAGACAAAGACGCGCTAGTAGGTTTAGCTAAGATGGCCGCTAATCAATCTAATATTGCTACTAAACATATTAATCAAGCTAGTCTTTATTTAGCTCTTAGAATATGTGAAAATATATCTTTAAAAATAGTAGATGTGTTAAGTTTTCCTTTAACTCACCAAGCTTTATTAGAAAGCATATCTGTATACAACGCTAAAACTTTATCTGAAATAAGTAATTTAAATCTTCATGATTTTGGTATATTTTTAGAACTAGAGCCAGAAGAAGAAGAGCAGCAAATGCTAGAGCAGAACGTTCAAATAGCATTACAAGGTGGTGGAATTGATTTAGAAGACGCTATAGATATACGACAAATAAAAAATATTAAATTAGCTAATCAACTTCTTAAGCAAAAACGTAAACAGAAAATTAGAAGAGATCAAGTTCAGCAACAACAAATGATTGCAGCTCAAGGCGCGGCTCAAACTAAAACAGCACAAGAAGTTGCTTTAGCGGAAACACAAAAACAACAAGCTTTAACACAACAAAAAGTTAACATAGAACAAGCTAAGTCACAATTTGAATTGCAAAGAATGCAAACAGAGATGCAAATAAAATCTCAATTATTAGCTCAAGAATTTGAATACAATAAACAATTAGCTCAAATGAAGATTGGTACTCAAGATAATAAAGAGCAGCAAATAGAAGATCGTAAAGACAAAAGAGTAAAATTACAAGGAACACAACAAAGTCAATTAATAAACCAAAGGCAGAATGACTCTGGACCAGTAGACTTTGAAGGCGCTGGTGAAGACTTATCACAATTTGGTCTTGATGAATTAAATTAATAATTATATAATATCATATCATGTCAGAAAAAACAAATGAACCTGTTAAGCAGGAAGGTGACTTTAAAATAAAGTCAAAAAAGAAAACACCTAGAAACTTAGGTGAAGCTAGTATTAACAATGTAACAAAAGTTGATTTATCTAAACCAGAAGCAACAGGAGAAATAGTTCCTGATATTGTAAAGGTTAATATACCAACGCTTAAAGAAGAAGACAATGCCATTCGTATCGGAGAAACAGAGGAAGTGGTTGTGGGCGAACAAACCGGAGATAGCGTTAAGCTGGACAAACAAATATCAAAGCCCGAAGAAATTTCTGAAGAAGCTTCGCCAATCCAAGAAGTAACAGAAGAAGCTAAACAAGTAACAAAAGAAATAAAAGAAGCTGTTAGAGACGAAAAAGTGTTAGGTAAACAATTACCAGAAAACATTGAAAAACTAGTTAATTTTATGGAAGAAACTGGCGGAACAGTACAAGACTACGTTTCGTTAAATAGAGATTATACAACTTTAAGTCCTTCACAAGTTCTTAAAGAATACTATACAACAACAAAGCCACATTTAGATCAAGAAGAAATTAGCTTTTTAATAGAAGACAATTTTGACTTTGACGAGGAAGTGGACGAAGCAAGACATATTCGAAAGAAAAAACTTGCTTTTAAAGAAGAGGTTGCAAATGCTAAAAACTTTTTAGAAAGTTCTAAGAGTAAATATTACGACGAGATCAAGTTGAGACCGGGCGTTACTCAAGAACAGCAAGAAGCAGTAAGCTTTTATGACCGCTACAAAGAGCAGCAACAAATTGCTACAAAATTACACGGTGACTTTAGAGACAATACTAAAAAACTATTCAGTGAAGAATTCAAAGGTTTTGATTTCAACGTTGGAGATAAAAAATTTAGATATGGAGTAAAAGATCCTAGTAAGGTTGGTGAAACTCAAACAGATGTACAAAACTTTGTTGGAAAATATTCCAACGATAAAGGTGAAATTGTAGATCCAGCTGGGTATCATAAAGCTATGTACGCTGCGATGAATGCTGATAAAATCGCTCATCATTTTTACGAGCAAGGAAAAGCTGATGGTGTTAAAGACATCATTACTTCTTCCAAAAACCCATCACAAGACGGACCTAGGCAAGTTGCCGATGGAAATGTTTTCATAAACGGATTAAAAGTAAAAGCTATTAGTGGATTAGATTCAACAAAATTGAAAATAAAAACAAAAAAATTTAACTAAAAAAAACAAAAATTATGGCTTTAAGTCCACAGTTTGGGAGTATCGTCCCATCCCAGTCACAACAAGCATTGTCGACTAACTATTTAAACTTTGCTGGTGCAAATGGTGTGAATTTTTCACAACAATATTTACCAGAGCTTTATGAGCAAGAAGTAGAGAGATATGGTAACAGAACGTTATCAGGTTTCCTAAGAATGGTTGGTGCTGAGATGCCAATGACATCTGATCAAGTAATTTGGTCGGAACAAGAAAGATTACACATATCATACAACAACTGCGTCGTAGCAGGTGCTGGTGCTGCTGCTGCAACAATTACAATTCCTGTAACTGCTGTTGGTGTTGTACCGCAAATCGTTAACGTTGTTTCTCCTTTATCAACAATAGTTGTAATGGATAATTTCGGTAACGAAGCAAAATGTTTAGTAACAGCATCTAACACAGCGCAAGCTGGTGCAGGAGCTGGACAGTTGATCGTTGAAGTATATCAAGGAGCTAATTTAGCTGCTAATGGTATTATTAACGGAAATCCTGTTAAAATATTTGTATATGGTTCTGATTTCCAAAAAGGATCAACCACTACAAATGCTGTAGTAGGAGCTAACGCGGCTACTAATCCAGCTAACTTGTTAAACCCTATGGTAACTGTAGATCCTGCATTTACTACATTCACAAATTCTCCTATCATAATTAGAAGCCAATACACTGTAAACGGTTCTGACACTGCTCAGATCGGTTGGGTAGAAGTTTCTACTGAAGATGGAACTGGAGGTTATTTATGGTATCTAAAAGCTGAGTCTGAAACAAGACTTAGATTTGAAGATTACTTAG